GGCAGGTGATGATCTTGAACTTATAACCAGACGCAAGGCTAATAGACATTGGATGATACAGGCTCTTACAGGTGACTCTACTGATAACTACTTTGGTATAGATAAGGTAGGACCAGTAACAGCAGAAAAGATACTTGGTGATGCTAAAACACTTGAACAGATGTGGGAGAAGGTGGTGGCTGCGTATGAAAAAAAGAAATATAACTTTGCTGATGCTGTTCTTAATGCACAACTGGCAAGGATACTAAGAGATGGAGATTTTGATTTTCAAACAGGTGAAGTATCTTTGTGGACTCCATAAAAAAAACACCTGCTGATGAACCAGTACAGCAAGTGTTTCATTCTTAGATGGTTAAGCAATAGATCGAGTCCGACAGGGCGTTGGCTGCTTTCACAGCTCGATGAAGGGCCTATTGCTTACTAACCACCTTATCACATAAATTTAAAGCTGCTATACTTTATTATCAAAAGTGAACTACAATACCTATAAATCTTATTAGTCATGTCGTCTGAAAAGCTTCCAGTGATTACAGATGAGTTGATCTTTGCCTTAGATCAAATCTTTCCTAACCGCCATCCTGATTTGTCTTTCACTGATAGAGAGGTATGGTATAAAGCAGGGCAACGGTATGTTGTGGATTATCTGATTGAACAACAGGCAAGACAAAAAGATACCATGCTCACAGAATCAGTACTGGAGAATTAGTTATGTGCGTTGGACCATTTAAGCCACCTTCACCACCACCATTACCAGAACCAAGACCAACTGCACCTAGACCAGAAAGAACTGCTGAACGTGTGGTATTTGGTAGACAAAGATCTTCACAGAGAAGACCTGGTTCAACAACAAGAGGTAGAACTAGAACATTAGGTACTGCTTCTTTACGAATACCATTGCTAAATGAAAATCAGACAGGATCAGGTAATCTTAATTACTAATAATGGAATACTCTAATCAACAAGGACAAACTGCTGCGGGTAGATATGCACAACTGCAAAGTGCAAGATCTACCTTTGATAGAGAAGCAAAGGAATCATCAAAACTAACCATACCTAGTCTAATACCAGAAAGCACAACAGGTACAAGAGCAAAGATAAAAACTCCCTTTCAAGCTGTAGGTGCCAGAGGTGTGAACAGTCTTGCGTCTAAACTATTATTTGCATTACTACCACCATCAACTGCTTTCTTTAAACTAAGTATTGATAGTCTTGAACTGCTGAAGCAAGGACAGGAAGGATTAGAGACAGAGATAGATAAAGGATTAAGAACAATAGAAACAGCTTTGATGAATGAGATAGAGATCTCTAAC